CCAACTAGAGAGGAAGCCAGAAAAGAACTTCACTGTGCACTAGAAGACTTTAAAGGGGAATAAAATGGAAGATGAATATTATGAACCAGAATACACAGTCCTTGAAGAGGAATTATTAAATAGAATATATGAGTTGGAGAATAAAATCACAGTTCTTGAGCAAGAAAACGATATTTTAAATGAAAAGTTATTTTCTATTGCAGTTTTTGCAGAAGAATTGACAAAAATATATAAATAACATATACTAAAAGTACTTACATAGGAAAGCTGAGAAAATAGTGGAAGAAGACAGAATAATAAATATACAAAGTTTGAAGGAGCTTGCCAGCTCTTTTGGACTACCGTGTATAGATAATGAAGATAGCTTAACTATTGTAGGATGGCAGCAACTATTGATTTTTAAAAAACAGGAGCAAACACAATGTCGACTAATAGAAATTTATTAACGTCACCAGTGGGTACAATACAATTCATGGCGGCTGAAAATCCCGTAAAACAGTCCAAATCTGATGACAAACAAGTGTACACCATCAAACTAGCGTTTGACGTTGTAAAAGATGCAGCATTCTTAGCAGAGGTGGCAGAAGTTAATGACGCAAAAGTGGTTACGGCTCAAACATATAGAGGAAAATCACCTGAAATTAAGGCTTTATTGTCAACAGGTAAGGCATTGGTGGGTGCTAATTCTAATTTTAAACCAGAAGTGTATGACAGCAAGGGTAATACATTAGAAGAGGCTCCTAACTTTTTTGGCGATTCAACAGGTACAGCTCAAATGATTGTCCAACCATGGAAAGGAGACAAAGGAGGCACTATTAACCTTATAGGCATTATCATTCACGAAGTGAATAGTCCAGAAGGAACAAATACAATAGGAACCGGAGATAGAGAAGCCAGACTTGCTCAATTGAGAGAAGCGGTAGCATTAGCAACTAAATAAGGAACGCGCTAATAGGCACTAGTTAGAGGTGTTGTGACTAGACAAACGTGACCTCGGCTGATACCACAGTATCCTTGAATGGTACAAGGGAGTGAAAAGCTCCCAACTATTTAACAAACGGGAGAAATTATTATGAAATATATTTTGATTTATTTAATTTCGTCTAATTTACTTGTCCCCGTGGATGTTAAATTTAACAGTAAAGAAGAATGCAGAGGGGCCAAGAAATATATTGAAAAAATAGCAGAAAGTAATCATATTAATCATGGAACAATTAAATGTATTGAAATTGAGGAGTGAAAAGCTACCACTTATTTTAAAGGTCTGAGGTATAGCTACTTAGTGTAAGGTAGCATGAGGAGCCAGCGGCAAAAGGGAGAAAGTTAGATTCTTTCAGTAAACGTTACAGGCATATAACCTATACCTAAATTTATTAGGAGAATACTATGCACTACTATAATGTAAAATTAGAATGGGATACAAAGGAAGATTTTAGAATAGTGTATGCGGAAAATAAATTTGGAATCTATGTAGAAAAAGAAGAAATTTCATCTATCAACCTAATAATAGCTAAGAGTAGAGGCCAAGTTATCCACCTAGATAAGATTAGAATATTATGAATATTGCAATTGACTTTGAAAGTTATTTAATAGCAGATGGTTCAATATTTCCTAAACCTGTGTGTCTTTCTGGATATAATGGAAAAGACACTTTTTTGTTAAATAGTGAAGATGGCCGACAATGGCTAGCAGAACATTTAAACAAAGACTTGTTAATTGCACATAATGCTGTATTCGAATGTGGAGTAATTGTTACGCATTATCCAGAATTAAGTGACAAAGTGTTTGAGGCATTAGATAACGGTTTAATATATTGTACAAAGATAAATGAGTCACTTTGGAACATACAACGAGAGAAAGCTTTATTTGGTTTGACATTAGCAGGACTTGTTAAACACTATTTTAATACGGACATTAGCGGGTCAAAAACAGAACCAGATGCTTGGAGATTGCGTTATTCAGAACTAGACGGTGTGCCAATAGCAGATTGGCCAATTGAGGCCAGTCAATATGCCATAGATGACTCAATTTGGGCATGGAAGGTGTATGCTAGTCAAGCACCCATCAATCAAAGTTTAGCATTAAAATCAGCAGTATATTTGAATTTGATGGGCGCACAAGGGTTTAACATCGACCAAGAACGCGTTAACCTCTTAGAATCGGAGATATGGGAATTTTTAACGCCTAGATATGATTTTCTAGTGTCAGAAGGCTTTTGTGACTATATTCCTAAACAGAAACAACCTAGAAAACAAGTAAAAAAGTTAAAAGAATATGTTGACTCCCTAAGTGTCGACAAAATGTATACAAATAAGGGACAAACAGCTACAAGTGGAGAAGCGCTGTCAAGCTATTTAACTCAATTAGGAGATAACCCAGTTTTAAAAGCTTTTTCAGAACTAAGTAGATATGAAAAAATTATTACCTCATACATCAAAAACCTAAAAAATGCTAAACCTAAGATGTATTCTCAGTATTCAACCACATTAAATACAGGCAGGACATCTTCCAGCGGAAGCAAACTGTTTGCTTCATGTAATATTCAACAGCCCCCTAAAAAAGTGGAAGGAGTCACATATGATGTACGAAATTGTTTTATACCTAGACCTGGATTTAAAATATGTTCTATAGACTATTCAGGATTGGAGTTGTGCTCAGCTGCTCACCAACTATATACTACGTTGGGTTACTCAATGATGAGAGAGGCGTTGAATGAAGGTGAGACGCCCACTGATATGCATTCAAAATTAGCCGCTAAAATAAAAGGAATAAGCTATGAAGAATTTATTGAACATAAAAGAGAATCAGATTTTAAAGATGCTCGACAGAAAGCCAAACCGATTAATCTGGGATTCCCCGGAGGGATTGGCTATGATACTATGCGCCACCTCATGTGGCGAGATGGAATTAAAACCAGATACCAAGTGCTCCATACGGCAAGAAGGAAAAATGATTTATATTACTATCTCACAAATCTTGCTTCCCCTGAATTACGCATCAAACGACAAGGAAAACACGACTACGCTCTCGTTCAAGATGAATTAGTGCTGCTTAAAAACTACATGTTCAATTTGTACCCCGATTTAGAACAATTCTTAAAAGAAACACATACAAAGTTTTTAACAGGTAAGAATAAGTGGGTGATGAATGACTTTGGAGAATGGGAAGAGGAGCCCATGTATATGTATGACACCCACGGATTCAAACGTGATTGGTGTACATACACAGCACTTTGTAATGGATTCCTCATGCAGACACCTTCGGCTGTTGGAGCACAAAAAGCCGTCAATGCTATTGTTAGAAAGTATCATAATAATTCTGACATTTTTCCTCAAGCTTTTATACATGATGAAATAGTGTTTGAGATTAGAGAAGGCAGAGAAGATTTAGCAGAAGAAGCTGCTTATATAATGATTACAGAAATGCAAACTGTTCTCTCTTCTGTGCGTATAGCTGTAGAAGCAAGCATGTCAGACTATTGGCAGAAAGCTGACGGGTTTTGGACACAAGCTTATTGGAGGGACGCGAAATGATATGGGCTATAGGAATGAGTGGAATGTTATTAATAACATTTGTTTCAATATTAATTACATGTTGGACGGAGAGAAAAAATGAAACCAGTGAAAGTTATAAATAATTATGTGTATATTGTATATGAATGCCCTACGTCATTTAAACTAACTAAAGGAGGAGAAGGAATAAAGTATAAAGGAGGAACAATACATGGTGTGTATGTTAACCATTCAGAAGCTATGGGAAAGTCTTTGAAACTATCCTACAATAAAGAAGGGACTTTGAACACTAAATTAGGATACATGTGTATTCTAAAGAAACCCGTGCAGGGAAAAGATCGAAATCCTGGTGTGGTTGAATGGTAGGGAGAATATAAATGCCTAAAAAATATGAATTGTTAGTTGAGCCAAATGAGGGGAAGAAATACACTATTTCTATTTGGGACAATTTAGAAAACTATGAAGACTATGAAAAGTTGCTAGAATCAATGAGTAAGATATCAAAAAAAGACACTGTTAAACTATATGTATCAACACCAGGAGGACGATGTGACATTGGATTTATGCTAATTGATAGAATTAGAGAGCTAGAATGTATGGTAGACGTAGTCGCACCATATCCCACTTATTCAATGGGTGCTATTATGGCTCTATGTGGTAATTCATTAGAGATAAGTCCAGGTTCATATTTAATGTTTCACGACTATAGTGGAGGTGGAGGAAGACAGAAAGGTAACGAAACATTAAAATCAACGGAGGCGTATTGTGAAGTATTTAATTACAGGTTTAATTCTATTTGTCAGCCATTCCTTACTAAAAAAGAATGTGAAGACGTCCTACAAGGGAAAGATCTATATATCAAATGGAACGACCCCTCATTAAAAGATAGAATTAAAAGACATTTTTAGGAGAAAAATAAATGGTTTTATGTTGGATTGGTGCATCAGTTTTTATATACGGAGCTATTTTAGATATATTTGTGTTTAATCAACTAGTCGAGAAAACCAAACCAGCAGTGTACTATCTAGGAATAGGATTGTTTGTAGCAGGGTATTTTTTATGATTAATATTTATGGATACAGAAAAGCACTTAAACAGTTGGAAGAAAGTCCAAGGGGTTTAGGAGTTGCCTATTTAAAACGTGAGGGAGACTGGGTAGACCCTGAATATGTAGTGCAAAAATATATTTTATATAGAAGCATGTTAAGTAAATTAAAAAATAGAAGGCTCCCATGAAACATATTGTTAAAACAGAAGAAGAATGGCTTGCGTTACGTAAAAAGTATATAACAGCCTCGGAAGCAGCAGTACTGGTGGGAGCCGACCCGTATTCATCACCAGCGAAATTACGAAATCCAACGCCGTTTAGTGGGAATTCCTATACGAAGGTGGGACAAATGCTAGAGCAAGTGGTGTGCAACGTCACAAATGACGTTCTAGGGTCAACATTTGAAATATATGAGAATGCACAAGGGCATAAGGAGTTTTACACGAACGGATTACTGGGAGCCACGCCAGACGCTCATTGTGGTCGATTGGCGTTATTGGAATGCAAAACAACGCGGCCACAAACATATTTAAAATACTCAGCTGTGCCACCGAGTAAATATCTTATTCAGCTGCTCGTCCAATTACTGTGTACAGGAATGGACGAAGGGTATTTGGCTATTATGTCAACAGACTTGACGCAGACTTCCGCTAAGCTTGTATGGCCCATAACAATATTTAAGGTGTGGACAGATAACAGAATATCTGATACACTAAAAGAACAGGCGCAAAAATATGTAGATAATGAAAAATTTAGGGTGGACTCAAAAATAAAGCAAAAAATTAAATTGCTATTAACAATGTGTTACGAGAAAATTTACTAGGAGGACAACATGACACTTAAAAATGCATCCGCAGCGGGACAAGCCATTAATTTAGCTGCATTTGATGCTAGAAAAGAAGATAGGGAAAACGATGTTAGATACATATATCAACGATATGTCTATTGGACGGCTATTTGTGACGCCATACAAGGAGCTGACATAGAAATGATTCAAGAAGTGATTAACAATTCCTCTTTTGATGAATTAATCAAACAATTAAAGGAGAAATTAAAATGAGTAAAGATTTTATAGTGTTGCCTACAATGGGATTAGATTCTTGCAGACAGAAGATATTAGACATGCTATCAGAAGTGTTAGAAGATACTATGCAAGTGTTTGACTTTGGTGCTAAAAAGCATCCAGACAGCGGAGCGACACCGAATTTTTTGATACCCGCAGGTAATAAATGTTCACTAACAGATAGAGGAAGCAGTGTTCTTCGCCATTCGGCTCGAACCTTTACACATCCAGAACTCGTTGACGACGAATCAGGAGTCAACGAACTCTTGCATTTAATCTCGTCAGCTAGTATACTGTACATAAGACACAAGAGAAACATTGTTCATCCGCAAGATGAATAAATTCCTGAAGGTAACCTAAAGGAGAATAAATAATGAAGCTACAAAAGAAAGAGTATACGACAGAAAAAATGTCTCTAGAGGCGTTCTTAAAATTGGCCCAGAGCACGCCTTCTGTGCTTGATTCAGCAGCTCAAAGGATGTTAAAGGCCATAGGAGAGCCTGTTAAGAAGGATACCTCCAAGGATGCACGATTGAGTCGTATATTTGGAAATAGAACGATTCGCAGTTATGAAGTGTTTTCAGAATTTTATGGACTGGAAGATGTAATTTCACGTATCATATCGTTTTTCCAACATGCTGCACAGAATCTAGAAGAAAGCAGACAGATATTGTATTTACTAGGCCCTGTAGGGAGCGCAAAAAGCTCCTTGGTTGAACGATTGAAGTCGCTTATGGAGAAGGAGCCAATTTATATTCTTGCAGATGCCGACGGTAGCCCGTCTCCTATACACGAGAGTCCATTAGGCGTATGTGGAGCAGAGATACTTAAAGATTTGAAGATAACAAGTCCTCTCGTAATTCCTTCTCCTTGGGCAACTAAACGATTAAAGGAGTATAAAGGTGACTTGTCAAAGTTCAACGTTATTAAACGATATCCGAGTCAGCTTGAACAGGTGGCAATATCAAAAACTGAGCCTGGCGATGAGAATAATCAAGATATTAGTGCTCTTGTCGGAAAAGTGGACATTAGAAAACTCGAACACTATTCCCAGAACGATGCAGATGCGTATTCGTACTCAGGAGGATTATGTTTATCAAATCAGGGAATACTCGAATTTGTTGAGATGTTTAAAGCACCAATTAAGATGCTCCATCCGCTTTTGACGGCAACACAAGAACGCAATTATAAAGGTACAGAAGCCATCCCAGCCATCCCCTTCCAAGGAATAATAATTGCCCATAGTAATGAGTCAGAATGGGACACATTTAAGAACAACAAGAATAACGAAGCGTTCTTAGACAGAGTGTATTCGGTCGAAGTGCCCTACTGTCTACAGATAGATGAAGAGCAAAAGATTTATAAAAAGTTATTAAATAGTAGTACATTGAAGGATGCTCCGACAGCTCCTTATACACTAGACCTCTTGGCACAATTTAGCGTTCTGACGCGCCTAGAAGAGCCAGAGAATTCCAATATTGTAACTAAAATGAGGGTATATAACGGTGAAAACGTCAAAGAGAAAGACAGCAGGGCAAAAAGTTATCAAGAGTACAAAGACCTCACCTCTTCCAATGAAGGATTTAATGGAATCTCAACAAGGTTGGGTTACAAAATTCTTGCTGAAGTTTATAACTTTGATTTCGAAGAAATAGCAGCTGATCCTGTACACCTATTATATGTGCTAGAGAAAACCATTCTTAAGGCACGACTATCAAAAGACACGATGGAGAGATATCTTGAGTACATCAAAGAATACCTTGTACCATATTATGCCGCAAAAGTGGGGAAAGACATTCAAACCGCATACCTTGACTCTTACGATGAGTTTGGACAAGCCCTTTTTGATAGGTACATCGTATTTGCAGACCATTGGGTACAGGATAACGACTATAGAGATGTCGACACAGGACAGATGTTTGATAGAGATATGCTTAACAAAGAACTAGAGAAGATTGAGAAGCCAGCAGAAATAGCTAATCCTAAAGATTTCAGACACGAGATAGTGAATTTTGCTCTTCGACATCAGGCTAAGCACGACAGTAAGAACCCAAAATGGACTTCTTATGAGAAACTTAAGCGTGTCATAGAAGCTACAATGTTTGCTAAAACCCAAGACTTATTACCAGTTATTAGCTTTACAGGTCAGGGAAATAAGAGTGAGAAGAAGAAGCACGACTCCTTTGTGGTTAGAATGCAGGAATTAGGATATACAGAAAGACAAGTTAGGCGCATCGTAGAGTGGCACATGAGAGTGGTGAATTCATGAGAGGTATAAAGGAAGTTTGTTATGGAATGGCAGTCTTAGCAGGAGCTGCCATATTAACATTAGGGGGAGTTATTGTCATATTATTAATAGTTCCTACATTAGATTGTCTGGTTCATGGAACACCTTTTTTTAGGAGTTAAAAATGACTATAATTGACAGAAGAAAAACAGGAAAAAATAAGTCTGTTGGTAATAGGCAGAAATTTATTAAGAGGTATAAATCTCGTATTAAGCGTTCTGTAGATGAAATTGCATCCGAGAAGGGCATTACAGATATTCTGGGCGACCGCAAGGTCGTCATCGATCAAGACGAAATAGACGAGCCAAACTTTAATTTTGACATGACCACAGGCGAGAGAGATGTAATATTTACAGGTAATAAAACATTACAAAAAGGCGACAAAATACACCGTCCTCCTCCAGATGATGGAGAAGAAAATGAAGGTAGTGACACAGGAGAGGGCTTCGATGAGTTTTCTTTTACGCTTACAAAAGAAGAGTTTTTAGATTTGTATTTCAGCGATATGGCTCTTCCTGCATTTATAAAAGAAAGCATGAAAGGCAGTGTCAAACAAAAAATGAAGCGATCAGGATATTCCAAAGAGGGAATACCTCCACGACTTGATTTGCTCAAGACTTTAAAGCAAGCCATGGCCAGAAGAATGGCAACAGGAAGTGAACGCTATCTAGACGATATTGATTTGAGATATAAACATTTTACGAAGCATCCGTTCCCTGTTAAGCAAGCAACAATGATACTTCTGATGGACGTATCAGGCAGCATGGGAGAATTTGAGAAAGGACTAGCCAAGAAATTCTTCTTATTATTATATTTATTTTTGAATAAATGCTATAAACACGTCGAAGTAGTGTTTATAAGTCACACACAAGAAGCAGCGGAGGTCACAGAACATGAATTCTTTTATGGAACACAAACAGGTGGCACCATTGTCTCTAGTGGTTTACAGATGGCTAAAGACATTATCGACACTCGTATTAATTTAAACGAAACAAACGTATATATATCTCAAGCGTCAGATGGAGATAATTGGGGAGAAGACTCAGAGGAAGAACTAGTTCACTCTTTGATGGAAGATTTGTTATCTAAAGTGCAATATTTTGCATATATACAAACAGAGCATCCCTCCAGATTAGAATGGAAAACCACCCACGGAGTGGAAGACACAATGACAGTGTATAAAGAATTAGAAAGCACCCACAAGAATCTTAAAGCTAAACATGTATGCTATGAGAACGAAGTATATCCTGTCCTAAGGAGCTTATTCGAAGAATAAGTCTTCAGGACGAATTCCCGTACTTAGAAGTTTATTTGAGGAGAAATAATATGACACAGCCAGACTTTCGTATATGGGCAGAAAACATTATAACAATGGCCAGACAATTTGGCACAGCTCAAGATGAGATAGAACGAGCATTAGAACAAGCATTTCAACAAGGAGTAGATTTAGGTAGTCGGAAAAATATCAATAAAATAGGTGAAACACTTAGAGAATGGTATAAACAAGAAATGATGGAACAATCATCAGCGTGCCCTCACTATAAAATGATGGGTAATGAAGAATGTCTAATCTGTGGGAAATAAAAATGAAACCTAATTTTGATGAATGGGCAGATAGAATTATCTGTGATAATTCCGAAGGACTTTGTGGACAATTAAATAATCTACCTAGAGAAATGTCTCAGGCACTGAGACAAGCTTGGGAACAAGGATATCGAGAAGCTGTTAAAACTGATTGGTGGCAGCAAATAGAATCTCAAGCTTTTAACGGATACAAAGATGTTAAGGATTTAAAATGAAGCTAATATGGATGAGTGATATACATTTGAACTTTCTTAATGAAGAATTGCGACTTGAATTTTACATGAGAGTTAAGGAAGGCAGGGTAGAAGAAGATGCTATTGTAGTCTCTGGAGATATTGCTGAAAGTCACAATGTAGTTAAATTTCTAGGTGAAATGAAAGAAGTCGTAGGCATTCCAATATATTTTGTTTTAGGAAACCATGATTTCTATGGAAGCAGCGTAAAAAAAGTTAGAGAAGAAGTAAAGAAATTAGACGGCTGGTTAGGACAAGCCCCTATAGAACTAAGCAAAGACACAATATTGTTAGGAGTTGACGGTTGGGGAGATTGTCGTAATGGAGATTATGAGAATAGCCGTTTAACAATGAGCGATTGGATATACATAGATGATTTACGAAAGGGATATGGAAAAGGAATGGCAAACTTGAAGAAAGCTCTTCAGAAACTAGCAGATGCGGATGCCAGGAAGCTTAAGAGAAACGTGTTAAAAGCCATTGAGAAGGGATTTAAAAACATTATAATAGTGACACATGTGCCCCCATTTGAAGATGTATGTTTAAATGCAGGACGTAAGTCCACTCCTGATGGACTGCCATTCTTTTCTTCTCAATGTTTAGGAACAGCAATTCTCCCAATAGCAAAGAAGTTTCCAGATATTGACTTTTTATGGCTTTCAGGTCATACTCACAGCAGAGCTGTTTGCAACCCATGTGAAAACATGGTTGTAAAAGTGGCAAAAGCAGTATATTTTTATCCCCAAATCGAGGAAATTATTCAAATATGAATGTATTAGAGGATATAACTTTTTGGTTTGAATTTGGAAGACTTCCTATAACCTTAACAATAATATCACTAGAAAATTATATTTCTTTTTGGGAGACATTTTATGAAGAATAAACCGTTATATACAGGATCAGAATGGGATCTAGCTCTTATAGAGAAATTGTGGAAAAATATAGAGCACATGGCACGAACACAATTTGGACTAGATCCGTATAGGCCACAGATTGAAATTATAACTTCTGAGCAAATGCTTAATTGCTACTCCACTGTTGCTATGCCTATTATGTACAATCATTGGAGTTTTGGCAAGACATTTATACAGAATGAGCAACAATACAATAAAGGTATGCAGGGACTGGCATATGAAGTTGTAATTAATACTAACCCATGTATTGCATATTTGATGGAAAACAATACAGCAACCCTTCAAGCGCTTGTATTAGCACATGCCAGTGTTGGTCACAGCCATTTCTTTAAGAACAATTATTTATTTAAAAAATGGACCGATGCCGACACAATTGTAGATTATTTGAAGTTTGCTAAAAAGTTTATTAAACAATGTGAAGAGAAATATGGAGAGAAACGAGTTGAACAGCTGTTAGACAGTTGTCATGCTCTTCAAGACCACAGCATTGATAAATACAAAAAACCAGCGTCACTAAAAGCTGAATTAAAGAAACAAAGAGGTAAGGAATGGGAGAAGTATTTCGAGAGTACTTTTAATGACTTATGGCGCACTGTTCCCGACAAAAATACTACACTTGCGGAAAGGGAAGTAGACGTTAGTTTCCCAGAAGAGAACATTCTTTATTTTATAGAAAAGCATAGTCCAATATTGGAGGATTGGGAACGAGAAATAGTAAGGATAGTGAGAAAAATTTCTCAATATTTCTATCCACAACGTCAAACACAACTACTTAATGAGGGATGGGCAACATTTTGCCATCATATGTTAATGACAGAAATGTACGACCAGGGAATGCTTGATGAGGGTAGTTACATAGAGTTTCTCCAAAGTCACACAAATGTTGTGGCCCAACGAAGCTGGGAAAGTAAATACTATTCAGGCATTAATGTATATGCACTCGGCTACGCAATGCTCACAGATATTAAACGCATATGTCAATCCCCTGATGAGGAAGACCTAAAATGGTTTCCAGATATATGTAACACTCCTTGGTTGCAAACAATTCTTAACATCATTGAAAATTACAGAGACGAGTCTTTTGTTCTCCAATATCTGTCGCCCAAAGTTGCCAGGGAATTTAAATTGTTTTCTATTCACATTCAAGAAGGTGTTGAATACCTAAAAGTTAATGGAACTCATGATGATGATGATTTTTTACTTGTACGTAAGACATTGGCAGCACAATATGATTTATCACGTTCCATTCCCCAAATAGAAGTCGTAGGTGTTGATTGGAAAGGTGATAGATGGCTCTTTTTGGAACATAGGACCAAGAATAATCAACGACTTAATTATGACGATATGAAGAAGACATGTGAACACATATATAAACTATGGGGGTTCACAGTGAAGATGGAATATAAAGATTTAGAGGGAAATGACCTAGAAGAAGTTTAATCAGGAGAATATCATGAAAGGTAATTTTGCAGAATATGAGGAGTTAGCTGTTGAGTTGATTAATAATCATGCAGGATTTTTACCTGAACAGGAAAAAGAAAGGATATTACATCTTCAATTTACATTATCAGCGATATACGACCAAGGTTATCACCAAAGTACTAAAGATTTAGACGGAAATAATCTCGAGGAGGTGTAAAATGAAGAATCTTAAATATACAATAGAAACCGAAGCGCTTTTAAGTGTTCCATGGCCAAAGGAAAAATTAAAAGTAGTTTATTCTGCTAAAAAGAAAGTGGCAATTAGAACACTAAGTTGCCACAGAGCAGAACTGATTTGGGAGAATAAATTTTGGTAGCTCCACGAAAGCCCCGTGTAGCTAGAACACGGAATTTAGGAACAGAAACAGAAAGTGAGCATATGGGAAAAATACGCAGCGCGTTACGCAGATTGAGTAGATTTTGGAAACCAGCTCTAAAGGCACTTGAAGAGGTTAAAAAACCATATATTGGACCGAATAAGAGGCAAAAACATGAATATGAATGCGAAGTGTGCAAAGTTTGTAAAATTCGTAAGGATGTCCAGATTAATCATATTGTACCTTGTGGCACTCTTATTAATTATAATGATGTTCCAGCATTCCTCGAAAGGTTATTCTGCGAAGACGTGTCAGGATATAATGTGCTCTGCAAAGAGTGTCATTTAATTGAAACAAAGGAGCAGAAAAATGATAACAAATACAGATGAAATAGAAATGTTTTTTGATAGTTCAGATTCAACAAGTTTTTTAGAATCATTATCCAAATGTAGGAAATTATTAGCGGACAGTGCTTCGTTGGCATGTAAATTAGACGCTGTTATACATGCTGAATTAGATTTGGCTCTAATGGGAGCAGAAAAAGCTAAAAGTGAGATTCTTAAAAAAGACAAAGAAAATACAGTGAGGCCTATAAAATGAAAGATGAAATTAAATGTGCTCCTTGTCATATATGGGGAGACAATGAGTTTGATTGGAAAGCTTTGGACGAAGCTTCTCAGTACCTTGAGAAGCATTGCAGACGATGGGCAAGAATGGGTATATGGACTAAAGAGAAATATGGAACATTACGAGTAAGTACTACGTGTGCATATTTTTCGGAGTATGACTTTATCCACCATATTTTTTACCCGGGACATGCTTATTATAGGCTGCCTAAGTGGTTTAGAGTGTGGATTGACTGGCCGTTTGGAAAATGTATGAAATTTCTAGGATTACTAGAAATAATCAACAAATATCAAACTATGGCGCTTAAATTCTTTTGGAAAAGAGCAGCTAAGAAATGGCCTCACATATCTGAAGAGATATTGGATGAGTATGAATGGACTGTAGGAGAGGAATCTTGAAACATTTATTCATACCGGATGTTCAAGCCAAGGAAGGCGTGCCGCTAGAGCACCTTAATTGGCTAGGCAGATATATTGTAGATAAGCGCCCTGATGTCATAGTGTGCATAGGGGACTTTGCAGATATGCCCAGTTTAAGCTCTTATGATAAAGGTAAGCGTTCCTTTGAGGGACGCAGATATAAGAAAGACATTGCAGCCGCTAAAGAAGCTATGGAATTACTTTTAGCTCCTATGAAAGCGTATAATAAATATCAAACAGATGTAGGGCACGGTAAAAAATATAAACCAAGAATGGTGATGACGCTCGGCAATCATGAACAACGCATAGAAAGAGCTGTAGAGGCTCAGGCAGAACTTGAAAACTTGATGAGTTATGACGACTTACCATATGAAGACTGGGAAGTGCACGATTATCTAAAACCCGTAGTGATTGATGGAGTTATGTATGTACATTATTTAGCCAATCCAATGACAGGAAAGCCTTACGCTGGCACCGCTTTGAATCAGCTAAATAAAGTGCACCACAGTTTCTGTATAGGGCACAAACAAACATTAGATGTTGCATCCTACTTCACACCCCTCGGTAAACAGACGTGGGGCATCGTAGCGGGGGCGTTCTATCAGCACCAGGAGGAGTATAAAGGGTATCAAGGTAATGCCCACTGGAGAGGCGTGGTGATGCTAAACGACGTGCATGAAGGCTCTTTTGACCCCATGTTTGTGTCATTAGAATATCTCAGGAGACGATATGAGAACAAGTAACGAAGGAAAGGTGGAAATACTAGGCCATGAAGGAATATCATTAAGTAAATATAAAGATAGTGTAGGTGTGTGGACAATTGCGGGAGGTATCACTAAGACAGAAATTCCTGATCTAGCTTCTTGGCCACTCAGTAAAACAATAACAATGCAGCAAGTGTTTGAGATGTTAGAGAAAGCATTAATTCCATATGAGGACGAGTTAAATAAATACTTAACTAAAAGCATTCCTCAAACACAATATGATGCGTTAGTTAGTTGGAGCTATAATGTAGGATGGGGATGGGATAAAAAAGCCTCAGTGATTGGCCTAATAAACAGAGGAGCATCTGGTCAGTCATTATATGATGCCCTAATGTTATATAATAAGCCAAAAGAAGACATACCAAGAAGAGTCAAAGAAGCTAAACTACTTAGAGACGGAGTGTATAGTGAAGGAGGAAAGGCAGATTTGTTTCCTGTAAGTAGCAATGGGTATCCTATGTATAGTAAGGGGAGGGTGATTAATGTGTGGCAATATATACCTCATACATCCTCAACGATGCCTACTATTCCTGCCGTATCCCCTTCTCAACAGAAAGGCGCAGAAATTAAACCCTCTTTAATTGCAGCCGCCTTAACTTGGTTTACAGGAGCAAATAGATGAAAAAAAGTATAAGTGCGTTAATAATTGGATGTGCGCTATTCTCCCCTTTATGCAATGCGCATGTGAGTAAGGCCGAAGCAATTAAAATGTTCAATAAGTTAGTAAAAATTGCTAAGATAAAAAACCACCCTAGTTTAAAATTTAATAATGAGAAGGATTTTAATGGGTTCACTAATGGTTCTCGTATATTAATAACCGCAGGTATGTTAAAATTAACAAATAAGGCAGAACTCGCTGGAGTGTTGGGACATGAAATTACACACTGGAAACATAACGATTACTATTCTCCCGGATCAATGTATAATGAGTTGAGAGCAGATAGAGAAGGATTGTATTTAGCTGAACAAGCAGGATACAATCACTGTGATATTATACAATTTATGGCTAAAGCTAGAAGCAAAGATGGAGAAGATGATGGTGATGGAGTGCATCCTGGATGGACATACAGATATAATACTCTGAGAGGAGAATGTAAATGAGAATAGAAAATATAATAAAATGCTTAAAGGCAGATAAAAGTAGACTAGAAGAAAAATATGTTAGTTTAGGGCTAGAGAAATACTTTGAAGCATCTAAAACAGATAAAACGTGGGGAGCTATTCATTGCCAGGGAGTTTTAGCAGGGTGGAAATTGTATAGAGATAGGATCGAAGAATTACGGAAGAAATCAGCTCCATAGATGCTCTACATTCAACGATCAGTGTCTAGTGAATGCTTCCCTATTCACATACATTAAAAAGCCCCTAGATGGGGCCTATTTTTCGTCTATAGATTCATCACAGGGACAACAGCGGGAATGGGAGGCGTAGGTAGTGGGGCCTCAACGGCTGCAACAGGGGCGACCACTGGAACAATAATTTGAGGGACAGAT